TTCCGATCTATCGTTCAATTCTTGAGCAATTGAAGGTTCAGCATCAACATTTAAGTATACTTCGTTCTTTTTTCTTATTCTTATATCAGGCATCTTTGACCATTCCTATATTTCCAGCAACAGAAATTCTAAATTCATCACTTGTAAAGAATGGTGAAACAGCGTGTTGTAACCATGCTGGAAAAATTACCATTTTACCTTCGTGATATTTATCTACCGGAATAGTATGTTGTTGTATCTGAGAACCTACAAGACCCCAGGTATTTTCACTAGTCATTTCGGGGATACAATTACTATAAAAATAACTAAATGCAGGGGCCCTTTTTTGAAATGCATACGCAGTCATTGGATTTTTTAATTCATTATCTAAAGAATAAGGTATTTTTACCCAGTAAACAAAACTCAAAAGTCCTTCATGGCAATGTACAGGATTATACTCATGTTTTTGTTGAAAATTTATCCAGACTGAAGGCATTACTGTATTTTTAGATCCAACTCCAAGTAATTCAGCATCGCTTTCCTGTATTTTAAATTTTTTATTAGCTAATTCGTGCTGGTGATTAAATTTAAAATATTCGGGGACGGCTACACTTAAAAAGTCATTTAATTCTTCGGTTACGCAATTTAAATTATATTCGTGTTGTATATTGCCCACTAAACTATAATTATATGGCACTGCATCTTCAAAATTAGAATTAATTAGTCTTACACATTCTTTTTTGGTTTTTTCTTGTATGTTTAAAGGTACATCACAAATCATATACCCCAATGATTGTAACGAAACATATTTCATTTGAATATTTTGTTCTCGCATCACATTAATCCATTCGTAAATTTAGTCCATTCAATACTATTTTTTATATCCCATGTTCTACTATTCAATGATCTAATAATTTGTTCAAGCTGATACATGACAGTTTTAAAATACTCAATCTTATCTTGTAAGATAATCAAGTCTGAATCTACCTGAAGAAATTCATCCATTTCATTCTTTAATGGTTTATTGCCTTGCCATTGATCCCAACCTTCGTCAGACAATTCTAGCTGAGTCATTTCTCCTCTAAAATATTTGTACTTTTTGCGGCGAAGGTTTAAGTAGTCAGACTCAGCCTTACGTAAATTAAGCCGAGTAGATGATAAAAAATTTAAATACTTAGAATGTAAAGTAGGTGTGCGAGCAGATTCATGTCCAAGATTTGTTTCGTCAATCTTACAATCATCTGCCCACATTTCCTGCAGGTCAGATAATTTCATTGATTATCCAATTTGAATAATTTGTGCTGGATTACCTTGGAAGTTAAATGATCCAAAGTGATTCAATGAGATAGTTGGGTCAAGCCAAATGTCACCACCGATATCTTGCCAGCGTCTGCTGAATGTGTAATCTTCTGACAAGTAACGACGATCTTTAGGATCAATCATTGTGTCAAAGAATGCATAGAAGAAGTCTTGCAAATCTGGAGGAGTATTCAAATCATTGTTATACTTCAACTCAGGATAAGCAGCAATCATCTTATCAATTGCTTCACGCTTGATCATCATAAATCCTGTAGCGCCATCGTGTAAACGAATTACGCCATTTTCAATAGCAATTTGTTTGCTACCTGGATTAAGGAATTTAAAGTTAATAGCATAGTCGCTACCTGAAGATGCAATTGCTCCGTCAGCCATTGGTTCATCTTTTTTGCTAAGAACCATATCGCGAATACGCTGCCAGTTAACACCCTTCTTAGGATATGCGCCAACGCAAACTTCTTTGTTGTGTGCAAGTAATTTTAAAACGTCTTCAACTTGGAATTCGATATCTGCATCAATAAACAATAAGCGAGTATAGTTGCTTTGTAGAAAATAAGCAACCAACACATTGCGAGCACGAGTAACTAAAGACTCATTTGCAATTGTACCAAATGCGATTGGAATTTGGTGTTGGTTAAAGAATGTCAATGTACGAACCATTGATCTGAAATATGCTTCTGTAAGCATACCACCGTAACAAGGGGTCGCAATAAAGATTTTTTCTTTACGCAATTCTTCAATGTTAATTTGTAACTGCCCTGGTTGAGCTTGTTGCTGTTGCGGGGCGGCCGCCGGTTTGTTAAATTTTGGAACCGGAATTTTTGGAATGTTTTTCAATCCAGGTTTGTTATTATTAGCCATAAAATCTCCATATTAATTAAATTTGCTCCACCTCAAAGTATGTATATTTAAAGGAAGCGATTGCAGTAAAGTACTCAACACTAGCAGAAGCAATATCAAAATCCAAAGCTTCTAAAGACACTGGGAACAAGTCTTTATATATTATATTCACCTTAGGGGTATTTGTCGAGTCTAAAATCGATAAAGTACCATCCGAGTATGCCAAAACTTCTTTTTCGCCCTTTGCGTTGGTTACGAGTGGGAACGAACTTGGTCTATTTGCAACAAATGATCCAAATTGATTGTAATCTTTAGGAAAACCAAGAGCCACTAACCATGTATATAATTCTAAGTAATTTGACATATCTTCGGAAATTAAAAATCTAATAGTAAAGTCTCCGAAATTCAGTTTATCGCCAATGCGAGGAATATCAGTAAACGGTGTTGGTTGCACTGCAAATCCCAATGCCAATTGCGGTAAGTTTGCTGATTGGCAAGTAAACGATACACCTGGTATATCCTTTATTGAAAACTTAAACGCGTTTGGTCTTAGGTAATCATTTGTTTTTGGCAGATTCCTAAAGTAGTTCTGTTGTAAAACATCTATATTTGCAGTATACATTTAACATTCCTTTTACTAACATTAATATTTATAAGGCAAAAAAAGGGGGAATTTCTTCCCCCTTTTAAACAGTCTGTGACTGTACCGATCTTAATGCCGGTTTAATATATGTAAAAATTACATTAAGTTCAATACACGTGTGCGACGATAGTACTGATTACGGTCAGCCGTAAATGTGTCTGCATCATTTGTATAACCGTCTGATTGTACTACGTATGGGTTAGCAATTAAACCATAACGTGTCTTGAAGCCAATCTTTGGCTGGAAGCTGTTAGGATCAACTGCACGAACCATTTGTAGAGGAACATATGGGCAGTAGAACATACCTGCGTCATAAGGAGAAGAACCCTTATAACCAACCATGTAGAACTGATTTGCTGCACCTAGGTTGCTGGAATACGGATCAATGTAAACTCTGTAGCGACCATTCAATACACCTGCGAATGTGTTACCTGTGTCATCAACATTTAAGTTTGTAGACAACGCTGGAGTGTAGTCTAGAACACCAGACATAGCTAATGCACTTGCAACGTCTGCAGAGCAAACGATGAAGTTACCTTTACCACGACGTGTGTCTTGAGCAATGTGATTAGCATCGCGCTCAATGTTAAACAATAGACCTTTGAAACGCTCAACAGACCAACGTCCATTAGAGTCAACGTCTAAGTCGAATGTACCAGCAGATGCTGTAGCTGGTGAACCTGGCTTAGCAACTTTGTAAATTGTACGAACAACTTCACGATTAATTTCAAACATAAATTCTTGTGACAAGATGTTTGATAATTCTGCTTCAGCGTCAAGACCGTGAATAGCTTTCAAATCTTGTGCTAATTCAACTGTGTATTCTGCTTTCAATGCACGTGATTTTGCAGTAACTGTTGTCTTATCAATAGAGAAAGACATTTCGTTGAACGCTGCAGAACCAGAAGTACCTAATGCTTCAGCTGTTGCTGTAGCTACGCCACCAGCTGTTGTAGAAGTAAATGTACCTGTAGGATCTAAAGAAGTTCCTGCTGCTGGTGTTTGAGCAACGCCTGTGCCTGAGAATGCTGTGTTTGCTTCGTTGTACAATGCTTCTGTTCTTGTTGAAGGTGTACGAGCACTACCGTAAGTAGAACGCATTGCAAAGATTAAGCCTGTTGGGCCAGTCATTGGTTGAACACCGCAAATGTCATAAGCCATTAGGTTAGGCATTGCACGGCGTACTAGACCAATCATGATTGGATCATACTTGTCAATACCGCTTGTTGCGGAAATATTGTTTGCTGGAGCTGCCTCAAACATTGCGCTACGCTCTTCACGTAGTGAACGCTCTTGGTTCTCTAACAATACAGATGTAACTGCACGCTTGTAGGAATCCTTGATCTCTGGAAGATCAGGGTGCTCTAAAATGGCTTGCCATTTTTGTTGTAGGTTTTCAGATAAAAACATTTTTTTCTCCTTGATGGAATGTCGTAAAATTACGCTCTTTTAATTGATCTTGAAAGTGCTTTAGCATATGCAGAAACTACTGACGAACCATCTGTAAATTCAGTTGGAACATCTGTTTCTTCTGTTAAAGTCTGTTGTGCTTGAACAGATTGGCTAGTGCCTTCTGTTACTACATTCTTTGGAAAATAATTCTCTTTAATTACAGAAACTTTTTCTCTGTAAAGATCTTCATTTTCAAAATCAACACCCTCTAATAGCTTGCCCAATTTTGCAGCTTCTGTGTCAGCTAAATCCTTGGACAATTCTTCTACAACTGCTTGACGCTTTAAAGAAGTGACTTCTTTGTTAAGGTCTACATTGCTGCCAATTGCTTCGTCTAGTTTTGCTTCGAGTTCAGCAGCTTTGGCTTGTAGTTCACCGATTACATCGTATTTCTCTTCAGGCACTTCAATGTAGTGCTCTTTGAATAGTACTTTTAACCCAGCCATAAAGTCTTCAGCAATCTCAGTGCGAAGACCGTTTTCTAAGGCTAGTTCATTTTCTTTCATCCAATTCTCAACAACATAGTTGAGATATGAATCAATCTTTTCGACGATACCGTCTTTGTATTCTGCAACATCAGTCGCATATTTCTCTTCTAGAGATGCTGCAACTTTATCCATTTCTGCATTTACGCGAGCAATAACTGCTGCTTCGAAAATAGATGTTGCTTTAGCTTTGAAATCTTCTGAGAGATCATCGCCAAAAATTGGGGATAAGTCAATTGCTGCAGGAGCCTGAACTTCTGATTCAACTTCTTCTTCTGCAATTACTTCGCCTGCAACTTCTTCTTCCTCACCAACAGGAACATTGCCCTTAGAATTGGGTTGGTTTACTGCGGATGAAAGGTCGCCAACTGTTTTAAAATCAGGAGTTCCTCCAACAGGTCCCTTCATCTTAATGGTATTTTGACTAATACCTTTAGCTGTAATAGCACCTTGGTTCTCATCCTTTTCATCGCGCTCTTCATAGCTTGCGCCTTCAGAGTCACCTTGTTTTGGGGAAGAGGCATCGCCGCCATTAGCTGCTTTGATAGAGGTATCTTTACCTTTAGCTGCACCCATAGCGTCTGCTTCTTCTAGGCTAGATTTCGCATCTACACGCTCTAGCAATTGTTTAATTTTGCTTTCTACTGACATTAGTGTCTCCTAAATGGATTGTTTCAAATTATTTATAAGTTTGATTATCTAGACATTCTAGACATAAACTCTTCAAACATCTTTAGTTTAACAGATTCTAACTGTCCCTTAGATGCGCCCTTTAATGTTTGTTGTGCTCGTTCGATATCAACAGCTTTCCATAGACCATTTTCACAAATCCAATCTGCAGACTCATAAATGCCTTGAACAAAAGCATCATGTGCTGAAGGATCTGCTACGATGTCTACGGTTGCAAGATGAAAATCATCCTGAACCTCATTAACACCCTCTTTGTTCATTTTTAGTGAACCCAAACCTCTAGAAGAAACGCCAAGTCCTGCGCCTGCATCAAGCAAACTGCGAGCAATGTTGCCCATTGGAGTTTCTAAAATTTTTGCTCTACCTAGTACATTGTTGCCGTCGAAACGAAGGCTTTCAATTAGGTGAGAAACTTTATCCAAATTTAATGTTGGATTTGCTGGAT